GCACTTCAAGATGAAACTGCTTTAGATGTAATATTTGATATTGTATCAAGCAGTATAGAGATGATTTACAAAGGTGAAGAAGTTTTTTATGCCGATGATCATACAAAAGAAGAATTGCTAGAATTTTTAAATAGTTTGAGTTCTCTTCAATTTAACAGAATAAGAAGTTTTTTTCAAACTATGCCTTACTTGAGATATGAATTTGATTATACTTGTGATAAATGCGGTTGTTCAGAGCATGTAACATTAGCGGGTATTGAAGATTTTTTCGCATAAGCCTGTGTCACGAAAATCTTCAAAATCATTACATGACTAACTTTAATCTTATGCAACATCACAAATATAGTTTAACAGAGTTAGACAATATGATGCCGTTTGAAAGAGAAATTTATGTACAATTATTGATAAATCATATTAGAGAAGAAAACGAAAGGTTGAGAGACCAACAAAATCAGAGATAAAATGGCTAGAAAATCACTAGGTAAAATGGAGTTCGCACAATTAATTGATAGTTTGAAAGAACAAAATCAAAATCAATTAGAGGCTCAGCAACAAACGACAAAAAGCATTCAAGATCTTACAGCATATTTTTTTCAACAAGATAGAGAAGAGGCTAGAAGAAGACTTGAAGATCAAATGGAAACAAGAAAAGATGCTGAACAAGTTACGACAAAGGGTAAAGGTCTAAAAGGTGTTGTGGACGCAACAAAAGGTGCTTTAAGAGGTAAAGGTCTTATGGGTGTCTTTAGTAATTTTCTAGCAACAGGATTATTAGGTTCAGCCGGTGCAGGTCTCTTTAGATCGGCAATAGGTGCAATTAAATTTAATTCTGGATTTGGAATGAAAATTGGTAAACTTTTTACAGGTGCTTTAGTTTTACCAAGTCTCTGGCAGTCAATTAGTGCAGGTATAGATGAATATGGTAAAAGTGGAGATATAAGCGATTCTTTAGCAAAAGCGGCCACTACATTTTTTAAAGACGATCCTGTTACAAGTGCAGGATTAGGAGCATTAGCAGGTTTTACTTTTGCAGGACCTAAAGGTGCAATTGCTGGTGCGTTATTAGGCGGTGCAGTGAGTGCATTAAGTGCTGGTATTGGTAAAGAAGGTACAGGAAATCTTATCAGTAGCATTGGAGACTTCTTTACTGGGCCTGCTGGTATGGCGGCACTCGCTGGAATTTATGGTGGTAAAGCCTTAATGAAACAGAAAATCGTAAAAGGTAAAGGTTTAAGATTGTTTGGCGCAAGAGGCATGAGAGTAGGGTTAGCCGCCATGATAATTGGTCCTGTATTAGGAGCAATCGAAAAAGGTATGAAACCATCCGAAGAGGATGCTGGTATATCAGGTAAAATAAGCAAGTTTTTATTTTCAACAGATCATGGCACATCAGTTGCAGATGCGGCATTAACTGGAATTGGTTTGGCGGCACTTGGACCATTTGGTATACCAGGTATGATCGCTGGAGGTGTATTAGGTATAGCATATGCATCTATTAATAAAGGTCTCAAAGAAAAAGGTGAAGCAGACCTATTAACTAAAACATCCGAATCACTTGGAAGTTTTTTTACGAAACTTGATTTAGGTTTATCAGCATTGATTGGTGGTGATGAAAAAGCACAAGAAATGCTTGATCAAATACAATTTAAAGAAGGAAGACAAGATGCATTGGATGCGTTATTTTCACAAGATGCATCAGGTAATCTACGAAAAAACTTTGAACAATTTAGAACTGATCAAGGTTTAGGTTATGACTCGTCCAAAGGCACAAGTGATGCCGAACAAACATATCAAGCACAATTAAAATACCTACAGTCTACTCAAGCAGGTACAGATTTGAAAATTGTGAAACAAGATAGCACTGGTAAATTATATTTTGATGATAAGGCTTTGGGTGATTTGTTTAAATATAAAGATGGATTATTTGGAAAAGTTAGAAGTGTAAATAGAGATACATTAGATGCCATCAATTCTCTAGTTCAAAATATAGCAATAGAAAAAGGTGTTTCGATTACAGAAGGTCGCAGGGCTCATGGGGGACTAAATCCAGATTTAGAAATGGCTATGTTAGCGATGGATGAAAATAGAGCATCAGCAATTGATGTTACACAAAACGCAAGAGGTGCCCAAGTATATCGTAAACCAACACTTGCTCTTGTAGCAGAAAAACCAGGTTCCGCAGAATATATTATGAGTGATAGAAATCTTGCAAGATTAGCAGAGACTATTGCAACTCAAAGAGAAAATCAAACTATGACTTCTATGATTCCTATTATGATGGGACAAGGTGGAGGAGGAACATCTATGCCAGTCATCAATAACTCATACTCATATCAAAACACGGAAAACACCGTGAGAGAAATGCCTACCACCAGTTCTCTAAACATGATGACGGCACTGACATAGATGTTTTTATAGATTACTCGTTGGCTAGTTTAGCAAAGTACGACATCTCTTCATCTTCTTCACCAGTAGTTTCACCAGTATAATCTTCAGCCGTAGTTGGCTTCTCAGTTGGTGTTGTAGATGGCTCAGCGGTTTTATACATCTGGGTCACCTTTGGTGAATCAAGACCAAGAACAGTATTCAATCGTTCTTGAAGTTCCTCGAAAGTTTTGAAATTTGAATCATCAGTAAATTCATTCAATTTATATTGTGTCTTCCAAATTCTTTCGAGTTCAGCCTCATCTTCTACAAGTTGTGCAGGTTTTTCAAACTCACTCTTATCATAATTTTGATAACCTTCAACTTTACGAATCTTCAACTTGAAGTTCGCACCCTCCCAGAAATCAAATGGATTCACTGGAGTTTCATCTTCAAACTCTGGGTTCATCAAGTCGTTGATCTTATCAAAAATTTTCTTACCATACTTGTAGAGAAAAACTTTACCTTCGTTTTGAGGGTTCTTTGGATCACTCACAACATAGATGTTAGAGAAGTATGTCAATCTTCTCTTTTGCTTACGAGCAATTTCTTTGTTGGCTTCAATACCAGAGTTCCAAAGAGTTCGATTGTACTCTGAAACAGGATCTTTCTTACCGATTGTAGTCAAAGAGTTTTCAATGTACCATTGTCCTGTAGGACCTTGAAAACCATGATTGAATACTCTCGCCCAAGGAACATCTTCACCGTCACATGGAGGAAGGAAACGAATGACGGCATAACCATTACCAGACTTATCGACTTCTGCTTTCCAGATTCGATCATCTGTATAGTTCTTTGTTTCTGTTTCGGGATTGTTTACTTTGTTGATTTCATCATTTAACTTTTTCATGAAATCATTGCGGGATTTTTTTAGATTTGCAAACGACATATTACTCCTTATTTCGTTATATTGATTATATTAAAAGACATATTGTAACACATATATTACGATATGTCAAGTTTCTTTCGCAGTATTGTACGAAATTTCGTCTTATCCATCTCCAAGAATGGAGAATACTTTTGCACCTTTTTACGAAACTCAGGCCAGATTATTTTCTCTGAAATCTGTTTGTTCCATCTAGGTACAAAATTTACCAAAGCATTAATTATGATAAAAGTCTCAATCATTAAGTATTTAGCAATACACATTTTTAGTAAAATAGGATGTTGTCCATCTTTTACCTCAAAGACTTCATCAAACTCATGCTCATCCAATAGTTTATCAATGTCATTATTGAACATATAAGATAAACTCTGAATTCTTTTTTGCCAATCTCTATACGAGATTTCGGCTTGTTCTGTTAATGTATCTGTAATCCAAAAATTTTCATTATCAACAAAATTTGCTACAAAGAATGTTTTGATCTCTTCATCTTTATATGTTTTTGCAAGTTTTGCAAAAAGAAAATTATCTTTGCGTTTTGAGAATGTTACTTTAGATGTTCTTATACGACCATCATATTTGAAGTAGTCGTAAGAAGGTGACGTAAAGTGTCTTTTGATAGCAAGATATTCTTTGTAACATTCGTAAGGTTCCACTTTGATCATAGTCCAGGTATTTTAGTTGTCTTTGGAAAGAAATGCAATTCTTCTGCCTCTTCTCTTACTCTTTGCTTTAAAGCACCTTGAACAAGTTTACCAATCGTTTCTAATTCTATATTATTTTGTTCACAATAATATTGTATTGCATCCATATAGGTCATATTTTTTGACCTTCTTATATGCTCAATTGTTATTGTGAAATCTTGAGGTGATAGTATTTTAAGCATTTAATTTTTTGATTACATTATCGATTGAATGTTTAACCATATCTGGCGTAATACTTTTTGTACATATAAAATCGTTATTATCAGGACACCAATCCCACTTACCAGGATCAAATTTATGTCTATTATAACAACTATTACATACATCGTTTTTATGTACACGTTCACACTCAATTTCAAATTCGGAATAAGGCTCACTAAATCCTGAAATCAATACAACAGGTTTTTCTAATGCCCATGCAAGCCAAGACAGTCCAGAGCCAAGACCCATAAAAAATTCGCATCCGTTTATGGTCGCTATTGTCTGATCT